AATTATAAGAAACATCTGAAGCAATCTTTTCTAAGTCCTCAGTTAACAAATCAAACTTAGCATTACACTCTCTTAACAAAGCTTTAATAACTCCAGCATTTTCTTTTTTAAAATGAAGATGTATTTTATCTAAAGGATACTTAGATAATTCAGTTATGAATTGTCCTTGATTATTAATAATTAATTTGAAACTCATAAGATGAGCTTCTTTTCTTCTAACTCTTTTCTTTTGTTTAAGTCTTTGATTGGTTTTCATGCTTCTCTTTCAGTAAGTCAACAAGAAAATCATCATCATTCTTCTCGCTTCTAAGTTTAGTCATAGGAGTATCACCTTCTTTATAGGTTTCAATTGTTCTAATTCTAACAGGGTTAGTCATGAATACAGGAAACTTAGGATTGTCTAAAGATTTTACCATAAAGAAACCATCTTCAGCAACACCAAATGTTTCTACTTTTTTAATATCTATATCATCTGAACCAATTAAACAAACTCTTAAATTATATACATCTTTTTTTTCAGGTGGTTTAATATTCTTACCATTTAATCCTACAATATTATTTGTCATTTTCGTATGTCCTATCTACAGCATGAATATCTTCTATAACAACAGGGGATACTTCTCCTTGTTGTCCATCATCATCAGCTAAACTATCTATACTTTCAGTATACATTTCATTTAATTTATTATTGTTTCTTGTTATCTTTAATTTAAGATGGTCTTTTAATGCATCAATCTTAACATGAAGTATTTTATCTAAGTGTGGATTAATACCATACATAGGTAAATCATTTAGTGCTGAGATAATTCTGCGAAAACCTCTTGCTCGTTTTTCTAATTGTGTTATCTGTGATTCATTAGTCATAGTCTCTCTCCAATATCATTTCTAAATAGTGAATTGCTTTTTCTATATCTTTTTGTTTTCCTTTTTTAGAGTGTCTACAAATATATTTAATTGCATTACCTTCTGCAAATAATAATTGATTCTCATTTATAAAATGAGCAGGTTGAATTTTCATACCTTTATAATGGTCGCCATCAACTTGCTTATTTAAACTGTCATATGCAACACCTTTAAACATTTCTTTACTTGGCATTATATTATATTATCCTGTCTTCTTAATTGTTTTTCACTTGGTTGTAACATAGCATTTAAATCATCTATTGTCAACTCTGAATTTCTTTTTAGTTTTTTTACTATCCATTTATACGACCAAGGTTGTAATCTAAATTGGTCTTGACTATCATAGTAATGAGTTTGATTAGGTATAAAATCAAATACATTTTTATAATTAATCTTACTAGCTTCTTCTTTAGACAACAAAGACTGTAGCCATTCAACAAGTATGTGTCTTGCTTTTCGTCTTATAGGTTTCATTTTTTTACTGTTCATTTTCTTTCTTTCCATGACAAACTTCATATGAAGCATTACAATTTTTACAACTGTAATTACTTACAAATAAATATTCATCATTATCATATACATCTTCAGCATCAAAGTCATTACCCCAAAGTACATCACCATTACAAATAAAACATTTCATTATGTTAATTCTTTAAAGTTAGTTTCCCTATCAAAATATTTATACTCAACTATAATAGGTTGCAGTTCATCTAAACATTGTAGTACATCAGTCTTATTAAATTCTTTACAAGAATAAACATCTAACTGTACTAACGCAGGTTGTTCTTCATCCCATATATGAATACCAATATGAGAAGTATCTATAATAGATACACCACTTATACCTTTGTTTCCTTTCTTAGAAACTTTAGACGCATAAGGTCCTGCAAGTATATTCATATTTATTTTATTAATTAAACTTGTCATCCAAGTAATTACTTCTTCTTCAGTTTGTAAAGGTTTCTTTACTTCTGCTTTAATTAGAAGATGTTTGTGTACTAGTTCTTTTTCCATAGTTTTCTAATTGTTCCTTATATTGATTTGTAATTTCATCTACATTAGGTTCTTTAACAACCTCAGCTAACATAACATTCTTATTAGAATATTTAAATACTCTTAAACCTTTACCACCATTAGCATCAGAATGACACTCCCATTTGTGTGGACAAAACATACAACCAGTAGCTAAAGTTTTGTTACCATTCTTCTCTGTCTTAAACTCATAACATTTTTCTGGTGGTGTATCTTTATCTAAAGATGTTCGTAAGTTTTTAATTAAAGATTTAACATTAGGTTTAGCCATGTCTTCAGGTTTGTAAAAACATATATCACCAGAAGATTTATCAACAACAAGAAAGCCACCTGCTTTAGTACCCATAGCTGTTTCATATCCTGATAACTGAGCATGATAACCAAAAGGGTCATCACCTACTATCTCACCTGATTGAAACTTTTTAAAACTAAATGGTGAAGCAGATTTAACATCACATATCTCACCATCAATCTTACTATCTATGTGTCCAGTAATACCATCAATTTCTACTTTCTTTTGTTGGTCTTCTATCTTATGACCTGCAAGTTCAGCTAAGTAAAGTACTAAGTGTTCAATGATATGACCATATAAAAATTTTAAATTTAATCCTGCGTCTTCATCTTTTCTATCTTTAGGACTATGCTTATCATACCATAGTTGTCTTGCAGGTTTACCTAGTACTGACATTCTAAGCTTACCTTCTTTATCTGTTCTTACTGGTGGAGTATTCCAAGCTAACATAGCTTCTTTAATATTATTTAAGAATAAATTCATATTCTTTTCATTCATATCAGCAGGTTTACCATTAGATATATCTGCTATAAGTTTTTTAATATCAGTAGCTAATGTACTAATGTGTTTCTGACCAGTTGTTTCCGATTTTATATTCGCCATTTAGTGGACACCTTACATTTAATTGTTTACCTGCATCTATAATTGATTGTACTGCTAACCTTCCAAACTCTTCGGCTCTACTTGCTTCAACCTCGTATTGAAATTCATCATGTACATTTACAACTGGAAATGCTTTGATTTGTTTTCTTATAACATATTCCTCTAGCAATGTCAACGCATACTTCATAACAATAGCACCTGCTCCTTGTAATAAAGTATTCAATGCTGCGTGAGGATGTCTTATTATTATTTTTCTTTGGTCGAGTCCTCTGACCCATCTTCGTTGAGCCACTCGTTCCACTTTTTCTCGTAAGCTTCTAAGACTTGGTGTTGCTCTAAGAAATTTTTCTTTAGCTCTTTCGCCATCTCTTTCCGAACCTCCAATGATACTTCCGATTTTTTTTGAACCTGCTCCATAGATAAATGCGTAGATAAAAGTCTTCGCCTTATCTCTTGATTCCAAACCAGCAGCAGCTTGATTTGCTCTGTGTATATCTCCATTAACGACTTCATATGTGTACCTTTCATCATTCATGTAGTGTGCTAACATTCTTAACTCAAGTCCAGAAGCATCAACACCTACTAATTTATAACCTTTGTTTACTGTCCATAATGCCCTACATTCTTTACCATAAGGAGAGTACACAGCAGGAATTTGAGCCATGTTGGGCGACTGGTGGCTCATTCTTCCAGTTATTGTACCATTGGTAATAACTTTGCCATGTACTCTACCATCTTCCTTAATGCCTTCAATCCAAGAATTAACTTGAGCAATTCTTTTCTGTAGCATTAAGAATCTGTTTATTAATTTAGCTTCAGGTATATTATGTATTTGAGATAATACTTTCTCATCAACAATCACATGACCTTTATCTGTTTTCTTCTTAGGTTTCCACCCAAGTAACATTAGTCGTTCAGCAATCTGTTGCCTTGAACCTAAATTAAATTCTTTGTATTTAACTTTAGTAAAGGGAACACCCTTCACATAACCTCTTGCTTTGTTATTAGACTTAGGTATAAACTCTTCTTCTATTTTCATTGGAGGAAAAGTTTGTCTTACCTTAGTAGTTAAGTCATTCATATCTTCTTGAAACTTAGATTGTAATTCGTATGCTTCAACAACATTAATTTTAAATCCTCTCTCATGTTGTTTCTGAATTATTTGTGCAACTCTATGTTCAAGTTCAACTGATTGACCAAAGTCTGTTGTCTTCTTAATTAAAAATTTATAAAGTCTTTCAGTTAGTTCAACATCATTTCTACAATAGGTTAACATATCTTCAGAGAAATAATCAAACTGTTCAAAGTGTATTTTGTTTTGACCTAACTTAGTACCCCAATTTCTTAATGAGTGTCCACCTTCTATCATAGGATTTAATAATCTAGATAAAACTAAAGTGTCAGTTACTTTACAATTTGCAAATACATCATAACCAAAAATAGTATTGACAACTGGTATATCAAATCCAATTATATTATGACCTATAACTTCATCAGTTTGCTTTATTAGTTCAGCAAATCTATGTAACCTATCTTCTTTAAACTGATAATAAGTATCGCCATGTTTACAAACAATACACCATATCTTATCAGCAGTCATGGTTGTTTCTATATCAAATACAACTTTATTAAAAGTCATCTGACTTTACCTCATTAAGTCTACCAGTATCTATATCATATTTTAAATCACAACAAGGACCAGTAATACCAGAGAATCTATTCTTTAATACTCTTATCCTAGTGGTGTTCCGAACATCAGGGTCATCGTTCTGTGCGTCTCTCTCAAGCCCAATAACCATGTCACTTAGCTGTCCTATACTAGCCGAACCTCTAAGTTGTGATAGTGAAGTTGATGCTCCCTCTTCATGACCTTTACCTTCAGGTCTTCTAAGGTGAGATACAACTATCATTGATACCCCTGTCTCTTGAACAAGTGTTCTAAGTCTAGTCATAATTTCATCCAATGCTCTTCTCTCATCACCATGTTGTTGGTCAGATACAATAATACTTATATGGTCAATCACTACATACTTACAATCTAAACCTTTAGCTAAGAACCTAACTCTTGAAACAATATTATCAATAGAGTTAGAACCAAAGTGGTCAAACATAAATACTCTACCAGTACCTACTGTTGCATCAAAGTATGTTTTCATTTCTTCTTTACTTACATGAACATCTGGTAAGTGTAATCTTTGATTAGCTTCAACACTCATCAAACCTTTTGAAGTTATGACTGGTGTTTCTTCTAACATTAACAAACCTATATTATCTTCTGTTGATTTTATAATGTGATGTACTACCTCTCTCATTACTTGTGTCTTACCTAGTCCAGACCCTGCTGTAAATGTAACTAACTCTGAAGGTCGTAGACCATAAGTAATTTTATTCAATCCTTCAAATGGATATTGAACAAATGATTTAGTGATTGGTTTTAATACATCATCTAATAATGTACTAGCATTTATAATTCCATCAGGTGCAAATACTTTAGCATCCCAAAATGTTTTATTATATATTTGTATTTTGTTTTGTGTTAAACAATCTGAAGCATCTTTTAATCCTTCAGGTAAATGCATTATCTTACATTTTCCTGGAGAGAATAACTCTGCAACTTTCATTGCACCTTCTCTACCATGCTCATCGTTATCAAAATTTATAATAACATTATCAAAATTCTTTTCTAACCATTCTAAACTTGATTTAATATCTTTAACTGCTGAAGATATTCCATTCTTAATACTAACAACTGGAGTATGATATGTTCCTTTTAACATCATCTGATAAGATGATAGAGCATCCAACTCTCCCTCTGTTATAATACAATATTTATTTTTAGCAAATAGATGTTGACCAAACAATCCAGAATCTTTTGTATTACCTTGAATACTAAATTCTTTTAGCTTAGTGTATCTAGTTTTAGTTGCTATCTTTGAGCCTTGTGTATCGTGATATGGGTAGTAATGATTAGTGATAGTACCCATGTTATCCATCTTAACTGTAACACCAAACTTTTTACAGGTGTCTTCAGAAATATTTCTATCTATAATTTCTGCATAGTTAGATTCTTTCATGAAGTCTTTTACTTCATATTCATTTTTACTTTGTGTTGTTGTTGGTTGTAGTTCCATATCATATTCCTTTATAAATTCTTGACATGAAAAACAATAAGCTGAGTTGTCTGCGTTAACAGATACTGCGTCACTACTAGAACATAGTGGACAGGGTAGGTGATATTTTACAAAACCTTTTTTATTTATTTCTTCCATTGTCGCCCTTAGTTAATTTTAATTGAGTCCAAAAAAAAGGAGTGGCAATTTCTCGCCACCCCCTCGGAGTAAGAAAAAATGAAATTTAATTTTCATTTCAACAGTTGGATAGTACTAAAAATCATCCTTGATGTCAACACCACTTGAAGAAGTTTCGACTGCATCAAAGTCTTCCCTCGGTGTGTACTCTATTAAGTCAATTACTTGTACTGCTTGTAAGTCTAAACCCATTCCCTTCTTACCTTTGAAGTTCCATTCGTATGGTTTATACATTACTTTGACTTTACTTCCATTACCTACTATTTTATCTAGTGGGTTCTTAGCACCATCAACTAATTGTGGTTGAGTATTCTTATCACCATTAGCTTTCTGTACTTTTCTTTTGAACCTTACTATATTTGGAATAGTCTTCTCATCAATAGTAGTTTCACCAAGTGCTATGCCTTGGCTCTTTAATTCATCTGCTGACTTATCATCAACTGCTAAATCAATTCTCCACATAGGTTCAAACTTTTCGTTTGGTCGTGTCAGAGAAGCCCAGTAAGCTGTGCCTTCAATTATTGCCATATGTATTTTCCTTTATTGTTATTGTTAATTATTATTGTACTTCTATCAAATTTAATCATCGTTGTCAACACTTGGTTCATCTTTTTTTTCAAGCATTTCTTCTATCTTTTTGTCGATGTTTAGTTTAATAGTTTGTTTCTTGTTCAGCTTTTCCTGAAGTTCACCTATCTTAGAACCCATAGATTGAATATCATTATTAGCCTGTTCTAATTGTATTAGAATTTGTTTAATCTTACTATCCTTTTGTACGATAGTTTCATTTAATTCCTGTTTCTCTTTTGTTAAATCAGAAATAGTAGACTTATATTCTTTTAATAAAGATTTATCTGTCATGTTTATATTGAATAACATCCTTCATTAAATAATTCTTTGATTGGAATTACTACACATTTAGATGCTCTATAATCTCCTATGTTTTTAGTGTGTGTCTTTTTATATTTCTTAACTATCTTCTTTAGTCTTGATACTCTGAATACTAACATACAATGTTCTTTGCCATTAAGTTCTAAGATATGAAACCACCATTTAGATTCTGTCTTATCTATACCTGAAGGTTTATCTCGGTACTCATACTCAATAGCAATATTGCCTGTCTTTCTCCACCAACTTCTTTCAGTTTTAATTTCAACTTTACTTCCTTTAAGTAAGTCAGCTACTCTCTTCTCTCTTATTTGTCCATACTCTAAGTCTAAATCAAACTTAGTATTCTTTCCTGTTGCCATTAATATTTTTCCTGTTGATGAAAGCTACAAATATAATGAGTTAAAAACTTATGAATATTTTTATTCTTAAAAAGTTTCTTAGCATTAGCCTTATGTAATTGTTTAAACTTTCGGATTATAAATGTTGGTTCTAAATTTGCGTAATCGCATATCTCACAAAAGTGTGAGTCGGTTTTTGAAAACCAAGCCTTAGCTTCTTTGATGATTTGTATTCTACTATTTCCCCATGCATGAATATCTATATCTAATGCATCCATGATTGCTCTAACAATAACACTTCTATATAATAATACTTCAGGAGTTATTGCCCTACCTTCGCCTTCACCTATGTTGTGAGTTGTGCTATTGTTCAATATCATATTTCATTTTATCAAACACCTTTTCTAATAAAGACTTTTTATTCTGCTTTATAATCTTCGAATGAAACTGTTTTGTTCGTAGACTTTTCGCTATCGGATTTTTTGATTTTATTTTTAAATGTTTCTTCATCAATCTCTTCTACTGTATGTCTACTATGTTTCACTTCCTTACTAATTATATTTGAATATGGACTCCAATTTATTTTCTCTTTAACTTGTGCTAATGTAGTACCTGAATTATAATAGTCTTCAACGCATACATCTACATTGACCCATGTTTTTTTTAAAAAGAATTTATTGCTCATATTGGTTTGTCCTGTCTGTTAAGTTATGTTGGATAAAAGATTTTGTCTTTTGTTTAAAGACAGTATCTCTATTATACATTATAACTTTTGTCTTAGCAACCTCTCTAAAAAATAAATATTATGTAATAATATCAGTAGTTTAAAGAGGTTCAGGGTGTTGCCTTTCTATTGTAAGTTGTATTAATATTATGATGGTTGATGTCCAGTTTCTAAGAACACTTTCCATTCTTTTCTAAATGCAAAATCACATAAGTCAAACTGTGTCATTGCATCTTCTAAATCTATTGCATTAATAAATAAATGTACATTAGTTTTAATATTGTGAAACATATAAACATTATTGATACTATCAACTTCATGTCCACAATCTTCATGTTTTTCTTTTTTCTTTTTCTTAGTCATTAATATATCTCCTTTGATAATGACTTCATTACTTGTTCTTTAATAATTGATTTAACTTTTTTATTTCTAGTTCCTCTACCAAATCCCATAACTTCTACATGGGTATCAAACCAATCGTTTGTTTCTTTTTCTTTATCTATTTTTTTCTTTGTTGTTTTTCTTTTAGTCATGCGACCTCCTTTTTTATTTCATAATGTTTTATTATTTTATTTAACTTATCTTTTTTTATAATACTATAAGGTAATATAATTTTAGCAAACTCTAAAGCTTTTTTATGTGATACTTTCCATCGCCATTGAGGTTTAGTACCTAACCATTTTTCATGTGCTTCTCTATAAAAAATATTACCAAACCCAACAGTATCTTTAATCCAATTAATAACTTCTTCATTGGTCATAGAAATTTCACAAGTGTGAACAGTATAAACCTTATTAGATTTTTTCTTTAAAGAGTTATAAATAGAAACGCAACCATCAGCATCAAATAGACCTGCTAAAAAAGCATCCTTTTCTATTTGATAGAGTTCAGAGTTACTCAAGCTACCTCCTTTAAAATTGTTATTGCTCTTGCGTGTGCAGGATACCTTTTAATATATCCTTTCCATTCTATGTACCCAAGCATTTGATAAACACCACTCTTTGATTTAATATTCATGTACTCTCTTATCTCATCAAACTTAGGCATTATCTCATGCTTCTTTTTATAAGCTACTAAATATTTAAATAACTTTAATTGTCTTGGTGTTAACATATCTTTCTCCAACCATTTATAATTTCTTCCTGCCATAATTAAAAAGGAATACCATCATCATCTACATTGTCTTTGTGATGATAAGCAACACTTTGTTCAAACAAAAAGTATTCTATATCTTTATAATCTTTTTCTTCAGTCATTAAGTTTGCATAGTAGTCAGCACTATGTCTATTAATAAATTGTTTCTCTAACATAAATCTATCTTGACCTTTAAACTTACTCATCACCATATATTTTTTAACTGTTTTATTTTCCATTTTTATTTTTCCTTTTTTTATTATGCATACCCATATACCATTCTGAAGGTTCATAGTTCCACTTCTTACCATGATGTCCTCTCATATCAGCATACCACATACGCAATCTTACTATTAATTTTTTAAAAATCATACTAATCTTATACCACAAATAAAAAAAATGTCAAGCATTAATTTACTACCTTTGCTTTACATATATTATTTTCTATTAACCAATGTGCTTGTCTGCCAAACCAACCTTGAAGCTTCCAACAAACTCCAGTATCAATTAACATTTGCCATGCTCTTAACTCTTCCTCTGCACTATCACTTGGTATATAACCTTCAGCTATACCTACTGCTTGATGTATGTCCACTACTAACTCCTTTACTAAGTTTATCTTTTTATATTTTCTATAGTATTCAAGTTCAACTCTATTCTTAAAAACTTTCCTACCAAAAATTGGTTTATTAACTTTAACTTTTTTACTCATCTTCTATCCCTAGCTTTGATTAAGTTATGTTGTTCAATAAGTATAGCTTCTATCATTGCTAACTTACTCTCATCCCTTTGTGTCCACTCTGAATTATTCATTTCAATAATGTCATACTTCCAACTCATCCAGTCTTCAAGTATTTCCTTCATCATGTCCTCTGTCATACTTTTGTACTTGCTCCTTTCAATCTATATTTTTCTTCTCTATATTCATCATAACTTTCAGTAGTTTTATTCCAAGTTAATCTAATGTTATCTCCTACATAATAGACACCACACATTGACATAACTTTAAAATCTTTCTTATAGCATTGCTCCATACCATCAAATCTTACTATCCTACATCCATCACCAGTCCAATATCCACCACCTTCTTCATCATCCTTAGTTATATTTTCATAAAAGAAATGATTTAATATTCTATAATCATAGTCATCACCTTCATGTCCAATGTCATCTAATTGTTTGTCATTGTATATATGTCTATGTTTATATTCAGCTTCACCATTTTGTTCGTGAAATTCACACAACCAATATTTCATATTTGTTTCCTCCAATCTTTATCAACTATATAAATACCATCATATCTTTCTGACCATAATGTTTCATAAGGTTGACTAGTTTGTTCAATCCAATCATCAATCATTTCAACATCTGTTGTCCACATTCCTGATGAATACTCACTCCATTTTTTTATTCCAATGTCATGACCTTGTTTAACAACCCAATCTCTATAAGGTTTATGTTTATTACCAAAGTGTTCATCACTATGATAAAATCCATAATGCTCTACAGTTATCTCAACACTAATTGTTTCTGTAACTCCTTTTTTTTTCATACTTCCCTCCTTAGTCTTTTATATTCTGAATACATTCTTTGTAATTCATAACTGTTACAATTAAAAATAAAGAATGCAACTTCATCCCTCATTTGTTTTCTATCTTCTTGAGCCTT